GGCATCGTCGGCTGCTGTGCCTGCTCGGCACGGGCAACCTTCTCCATCTCCTCACGCGACGGCCGCGGCGCGGACTTCGACTGGAAGATGAAGTTGGCCAAAGCCCGGCCAATCGCGCTGGTCTCTGCATTTTCGACGTGAGATGTTTTATTGACAGGGCTGGCGTCACGCAACTCCTCGGCGTAGCCAGTGGCCACAGGCCGCGGGTCAGAGATGTCTTTGTAGATCTCTGCACGGAACACGACCTTGTTGTCGTCGTAGTGGTGGATCTGGGTGAACACTTGCCCGTTCGGGTACTGCTCCCAGAACTTTGCGAGCCGTGTCTCAACGGTCTCGTAGTTGTCAAGGTTGAATCTCATTGCTGTCCTCCTCAGGCCAGACGGAATGTACGGAACTTGGATTCTTTGCGGTACTTCTCGGCAAGGGCAGGATGCTCCTGCTCAAACCGCTTCGTGTCAAACGACGTGCGCTTGCTGGTCTTCCATGTGACCACCTCAGCGCCGTCAACTAACCCGATCTCATTCTCACCCAACGCGTTGCAGATCTGCGCCTTGAGGAAATCCTCATGCTTTCCCAACGCTTCGAGTTCTTTCTTGGTGTTGTGTAGATCCGCAACATACTGCGCGATCTCGCCTTCGAGTTCGACACCGGACTTCACGCTGTCAGGGAACCGCTGCGAGACATGCTCGTAATCGTCCTGCACATTGTCCGGCAACATGCCCTCGTTGATGGCGGCAAGGAACTGACGGGCAGCCTGCATGTGGATGCCCTTCTCGTCCGATGACACGAACTGTTCGTAGATGTGGATGCTCAACGACGAGTCGAAGATGATCCACATGATCGTGTCGACGTTCGCGCAGATCGCCTGCTGGACTCCCTGCCAATACCAATAGCGCGGCAGTTCGCCATCCCAGCGGCGGCGGATTGTCTTGACCTCGTACACGTTGCCGTCGTTATCGACAGCGTCGAGGGTGGCGATCAGGCTGAGGTCGCCCTCTTTGTAGGTGTACATGACGACAGGCTCGGTGAGGCTGATGTTCATCATCTCTGCTGCCCAGTCACGGATCGGTGCCTCGAGCCGGGTGCCGCGGCGCATCGCGTCGTTCTGTTCCTTCGGCTTCGGTGCATCGTCGGCCAACAGTTCGGTGGCCAGATCCAGACTGGTGGTGTACTCGTGTTCATTGTGAATGGCTGCGGCGACTGAGGCGCTGAGTCGTGCCTTGCCGTCCGCGTCACGCCAGCGAAGGCGCAACCATTCCTCGGAGCCGTGTAACGGCTTGTTTACTGTGGTGTGCATTGGGTCCTCCTTTGACCTGTATGACAATGTAATACGTCGAGAGGCTGTTTCCAACCTCAGCAACGATTTGGACTCAGTCCAGAACTTGCATGCCCGTGACCATACGGGCAAGGATGTGGGTCACCATGCCGACTGTGTCGTGCTCTGGTGCCTCATCAGGGTCGATAGTCGAAGTGATCGACACATACCCTTCGAGAAGGTCAGGTATCAGGTACCCGACCGTCTCGAAGCGGGCAGTGGTTGGCTTGTAATCGGACAGGTGTACCCATCCGTTCTCTGAATCAAAGGCATCCTCCCAGAAGACTTTGACAAGAGTGAACTTGGGGCTAGTCGAGCCAGATGACATGCTCGGAGGTTACCCGGCCCTTCTCAGGGTCCACAAAATGCAGGCGCTGAGAGGGTTTCCCGACCGCGGCCACAAAGGTTTTGGCGTACTGGTTGTCAGACTCGGGCGACCCGGTGACCCAGATCCTGCCGCCGTTGGCCATCGTCAGGCTCATCGGCGTATGGAAGTGGCCCATCAGGGCATCGTTGAAATCCATGAACGTGGCCCATGCGTTGACCTTGCGCAGGATCGAGTAACTCGGGGTCTGCCCACCGAACGACGGGATCTCGTCACCGTGCACGACCAGCAGTTTGTAGTTCCCGATCGTTGCGATCTGATACCAGTCGGCCGAGGTCTGCCAAGTCACATGCTTGAGCGACACCGTCCTGTCACGGGCGATCTCGTAAGCCATGCGGTCGACGTTGTCTGATCCCGGCATGTCACCTTTGCGTCCGATGCGACCGTGGTTGCCGTACTCGCAGACCACATGCACCTTCTCGAACTGTGACGCCAGCGTGTAGACGCACTGCTCGATGATGGATGCGACGGTGAACATCTGCTCGAACAGGTGTGCCTCGACCTCATAGATTTGGCCGGGGAATACCGTCAATCCCTCGACCATGTCACCACCCAGCACAAGCACACACTCTTTGACAGGGTGATGTGCGCGCTGGATTTCGGTGATCTGGATGGTCTTGGTCAGCATCTGCATCATGCGTTCACGCAGAACTTCCATGTTGTAGGACACCGACAACTTGCCTGCCTGCCAGTCCGTCAAGTGGACTAAGGCAACCTCGGCTTTCTTGGAACGGCGATCCTTCTTGAATGTCGGGATCTTGATCCTTGGCTGCGCCAGCATCGCGTCCTTTGCGGCCTTGTAGACGGCCTCAACGAGATCGTCGTTCTTCCGCTTGGCTCGTGACTCTGCGCGCTGTGCGTTGGCGAGTGCGCGTTTGAGTTCCGCAATCTCGCTTTCGAGTGAGGCTTCGTCGTGGATGCTCATTCTGATTCCCCGTTCCTCACCTTGCGAAGCCACAACGTCGAGGCGTTGAGGTCACGCTTCTGCAGTACCTTCTGGATTGCCGATAGTGAAATCGACGGGTCTTTTACCGCCGACATAAACTCGCGGAACTCTTTTGCGCCAAGCGCTTTCTTGATCTCCTCGAGTTTGTAGGACGGGCGGCCGATCTTTACTTCGACCGATTTGACGTCATTCAGGAATGACATTGCGGTTCTCCCTTACCATTTGTAGGCAGCCGAGGTACCCGGCTGCGTCAGTTGCGTTGTCTGGTATCCATTGGTTTGTGTTCATTTCGTTCACGAGCCGCGACATTTTGACGCAGATCATGAACAGGATTGCTTCTTCAACGGTCAGGTTGTGTCCTGTTGCCGCTTTGAAGATTGCTGCTGTCCGTGCGTAATCTTCGGACGGATGCGCGTATGAGTTGTGCCTGTCTCCTGTGATGAGGTCGTATGCCTTCAGCAGGATGTCAGCGCCGCGGGTTTGGCTGTCTGTCATTCTTCCCCTTGGTGAGTTGATCTAGGCGCTCCATAATCTTCATAAACTCCTCCTGTTCGGAGGGGCCTACAAAGACTTTACTTAGCCACCTTCGGATTGCGTTCAACTCCATTTTTGTCAATCCGTTTACCATTGTCAAGCATCCCCTTTTCATGGTGGGAGGCTAGGTGTTCGGTAAGCCGTTCGTCAACCTTGTCGACTTTGTCCTCGGTCCGCTGCTGGGACTTGTAGACCATCCGCAACATGCCCATCACGACCTCGTGATCCCTGTTGTTCTCTTTGCGGAACTTGTCGAGGATGGCGACAATAATCGCCCCGACCGCTGTGACTACAGCGGCGACGATCAGTGCCCACCCGCCATCCATTACTCGCTGGCCTTGGACTTTTCTTCCAACCAGTCACGCACAGCCTTCGGCGTCTCATTGCCTGTTACATAACGCAGATGCCACGGCTCGGACTGGACTTCCCACGAGAACCCAAAACGCTCTGCGTTCTTGAGCAACCACTCTAAGCGTTTTCCGCTGGCGTTAGCAATGTCGATCGCAATGCCAAGGTTGTGGTTCGACGTACCGGGGACAGCCATCGGGGCCAGTCCCTTCTTCAGATACCACGCTTTGCCCTTGTAGATACGGGGCGTTTGCTTCATCAACTTCTTGTTCGGCTTGTCCGTGTACCGCGCGTAGAACCCGTACTCTTGCGTTTCGAGGGAACGGTATGTGTCTGCCTGAGAAGTAGGCGCCAGGTCAATGCCTTCAGCGTTTGCTGCAGCGTCCATAGCCTCGTAGGCGTCAGCCGCACAATGGTGTAGGCGGCCTTTGCCTTCAATACCGCGAAGCAGATCCGCAGGTAGTTCGCCCGGCTTGACATCTTTGAGGTGGTCACAGAGTTTGACCTTTACGACTGGGTACTTGCTCATGGCTACTTCTTGAACGCTTCAGCGATTTCTTCTTTCGTCAACTCGCCATCCGTAGAGGCGGCAGCCAACTTCTGGAGCACTCCGGCAACAGCCATAAAGCCAGCAATGAGGGCCGACTTCACCACAGACACGCCGATCACAGCGCCGCCAGTGATGGCGGGCAGGGCCGTGGCAACGAACAGCGAGAACAGGCGCTGGCCCAGGT